AATCAGGTCGGCAGGCATAGGGATGAAGGGCTCAGCATCTGGGGTATCAGTTCCATAAATAGAGTCCTCAACGTACGCCAGAAGGGCCGGGTCAGCTTCGACAGAGCTAATAACAATGTGCGCAGTAGGCTTCAGACCTTCAACCTCTACCGGAGTAGATTTGAATTCCCACGACATTGTGTCTGCTTCTTCGGTTTCCCCTACGGTCGCCCGAGCCACCTCACTTGGGGTGATGCGGCAACCATACACCAGATGGATTTCGTATCCGAGATCCGGGTTGGCATCGGAGTGGAGGAGAGAACGATAAGCCAGCGCGAAAGACTTGCGAGTCTGTTGACGCACCTTTACGCCGGTGTCCAATTCGGCAGTACCGTCGCATTCATCGAATTCGGATGGGCTATAGTAAGCTTCAATAGTACCGCCGAACTCTTCACGAGAAACGATGCTTCCGTATTCAGTGTTATTGGCGTACAGACGAGTAATTTCACCACCGCTGGGGCTCTCGGTCAGACCCGTAAGACCGTACCAAGGTACCCCAAAATCATAGGTCCCATCCGCTTTACGAACGAAGAGAACCCCTTTGTCAAGACCATTCTTGTAGATTTTTTGGGACGCATCGTCCCAACTAAGTTTAGCCATTTGTGTCTCCTATCAAACACGTGTTATTCTGAAAACGTCCATACAAATGTCGTTAGAAACATAAGAATTCAAACTCATGCATCCTGGCAGCTTAAGAATATCCGACACGTTTCTCAATCCGGGCAAAGGGGACATAATAGTCAACTCGTATACAGCGCCGGATGTATAGCGTGTGTTGTTGCTCGAGAGGTGTGGATATGAAACTGTCTTGTAGACTATGCATGGATATGATAATGTAATTTTTGTAGATGGTTGATACAAGATACTAAGCTCGGGAAATATGTCTTGAATCTCTTGATGTAGTTTCTCCCGTGTACGGTTATCCATTATAGATACCTCCTAGTGACATAACAATGCGAGGTCGGTTATACTCTATTGTTCGAACAGACCATTTCTGATTCTGCCATGTAGCATAAACGACCCCGCCAAAGTTACTTTCTAGTTCTTCGGGTACGATACAAGAGATTGTATGATTCGCCGTAACGGTATCTTGTAACAATTCCCCAGACTGCCACCGCAATTTACTAAGGAATATGTCTCCTGTGATGTCCAGTTCAACAATATCCTGAGTTAGGATACCCGGCTCTGTTTCTACAGGCGGCAGTCTTACGCCGAGTTTTCCGTTATATCTTGACATGCTTAGCCAGCAGCCAATTCGCGCCAGAGGACCAAAGCAGCCTTGGGGGTTACCATCGCACCGGACGAACGGGTCTCACCTAGATAGGTGTACCTGTTAAAGTCGATGTCGAAGTCTTCGAAAAAGCTCGTTTGACCCATCTTAGTAGCGCCCAGGTTGTAATCTGTCAGATTTGTGACGACGCCCAACAGTTCGTAATCGACACCTTCAACGTTCGTGGTAACATTGGACATGGGGGTCACTTCCACGATGTCACGAACACGCAGTTCAGCCTTCAAAGAGGCCATATCGTGCATACGGTGTCCCAAAGTGTCACGAACGACCAGCATTTCGGAAGTCCATTCAGACGTTGTGAAGAAGGTCGGAGAGCCGGCACCCTTGTACAGCTTGCGCTTCATCACAAAATCGTCCAGGATGTTCAAAACTGTCATTTCGCTTCCAAAATATACGGGGATCGAGTAGACAGAGTTATCAAAGGCGATTGGGCGAATCTTGTCTTCTTGAATCTTGAATTGGTGGTCAATTGCGCGACCGTCACCAATCAAAATAGCGCGAGCCAGTTCATAGCGCAGTTTGGTGGCCATGATACCTTTGATCCACTGAACGTAGTCAAAGTCCGTAATGTCGGCCAGGTTGTCCCGGTCAATTTTCTCAGTCTTGTAGATGGTTTGTGGCAGGGTTTCGCGGCGGTAGACCTTGAAAAAGTCTTCAAACTTCTCGTCGCCGGTAACATACCCGTGCGCACGAGCTTCCTCGTCCGTTAAATCGGCATAGCTGCTACGAACATTCGAGAAGGGGGATTTGTTAACTCCAACCAGAACAGTATTTACCCAACCCTGGTCGTCGGTAACCATGTACGGTGCCCCAGAGCGGACATCTTTGGCTTCGGGGAACAGCAAACCAAGCGTGTCGGCGGAAACACCATGGGCGATAACGTCACTATCGTTGCTGGCGAAAACTTCACGCAGCGAGCTCGCTTTCATATCTTTTGCCTGCTTCAGAAGGCCATTCAACTCCGCGTGGCTGAGGGTGTTTTCGTTATTGCCGGTCTGGTCCTCAAATAATTTGTAACTTTTCATGTGTTCTCCTTGAGAAATGTTTTCTTGTTCTTGTCCTTCTTCTGCTAAAGAAGTAATAATGTAAATAAATAAGTCGCGTTTTTCCGCACTAAGACCGTCATAGACTTCTTTTACCGTACTGCCAGCCGCTTGTTCTACCGTTTCTGTGGGTGTTTTTGTATCTCCACCAATGATAGTGTCAATCAGCCAGGACAATAGACTTTTTTCGTCTTCTGTTAGGGTCGCATAAATATCAAACCCAGTCTTTTGCGAATCGTCAGCATGTTCAACGTTTTCTTCTGATTCCGAAGCGTCAGTTACTTCTTCAATATCTTCTTCGGCTTCTTCCGGTTTTGGATCTTCTTTGGGCTCTTCTTTGGGCTCTTCGGTTTCTGTGTTTGGTTCTTCTGTCGGTGGCTCTTCTTCCGCCTCATCTTCAGCGTTAATCTCGACACCACTGTGGATTATGAACTCGTCTTCCTTAATAATCGGAAAGTCAAAGTCGTCACCATGAACAATAACCTCATCAATCTTGGCTTCTGGATTAGCCCCAGCAAAGACAATACTAACTTCTTTTATGTAACCACTAGTAACACGACCATTCACATGCTTTACTTTATTTGCGTAAATGCTTAGGTAAAGAGGATCTCCATTCTCAATGGCGGCTTTGGCGTGTAGACCGGCTTGTGTATTGTTTAACTTTGCCGGTCCGTACATACCGCGACCATCATCGGTAAGAAGCATGTGACCAATAACACTCTTGATAGATGTGTGGTCATGGGTGTCGACCAGAGGAACTTTAGTACCGCTTTGGTGTTTAAAAGCCCCGGTAGCTATGGTTTTACCGTCTGAACATTCTACTTCATAAACGGTTGCATAGCCTTTAAAATTGTAATTCTTGTCACTCATTTGGCATTGCGTCTCCTTCTGGAACGTCTTCAGGTTGCTCTATTTGGGGTTCGGCATCTGCAGGAACGTTCAAGTTCTTATTTCTGAGTTCGTCTGCGGTCTTATCTTTGGCTTTCGGCAAACCTAGTTTGGCTCGAACCTCGTTACCAGTCATGATTTCATTTCTAGTAAATGTTTCCGCAGCTTCGGCGGCTGCTGTAAGAGATGCCATTTTGAACAAATCAGGCACAGCCATGATTCTCTGTCCCCTACTTATAGCTGTCCTTGTTAAGAACGCCGTCGTAGCCCCATCTGTAATGGCTTGAATGATTGGGCCTATTGTTCTACTGTAGTATGCAGCCAACTCCTCTGGACTTGCAGTACCGGAGAAGACGCCGGGAGACATACCCAACTCAGCATACAAACTTTCCTTAAGATACTTAACGTGTTCGGTTAAGACGTTCGTTACAGGTCGGTTTAACTGCGTAATTTTTTCTGTAGAATCTACATAAGCAACCCCATACTTAGATTCCCGAAGTTGCTCCTCAAGAATCTTAATACGTTGGTCCGCCATCTTCTTTCTATCTTCAGTTCGTACAGACATTGGAAGTTGTAGAATTAAGTCAATATTAGGAGAGGCTAACTGGTTGTCGGCAACATCTAGTAAAGACAACTTCTGAATGTATCGTTGAAGTGTACTGTTGCTGTCATTCATAATAGGGAATAATGGGTTAATGACAACAGCAGCAAAATCCTTTGGAATTGTCTTTTCAACTCGTTGTCCTGTGTCCTCATTATAAACGGACACTCGAACCTTGTGCGGGGACCACCCACTGTTTACAACATAACCGGCTCTGATTGATAGAATGTCATATGAATCGGTTCTTAAGAAGGGGTTAACGGTGGTCTCTGTCGGGACCATAACAACATGCCCTTCGTTAAGCATTGTATAAACAGAATCAAAAACAAGCCACCAACCAGATTGATCAATATTTGCTCTTAAGGTAAAGCGATCATCAAGCTCGCTTTTTATATTACCTACATAGACCCCATCTTTATCAGTCATTACATGACGAATAGGAATGTTAGCGACGTCCATAGCAATTCTTGTCTGAATAGGCGCTAAAATAGAACTCCTAGTATCTCTGTAGACTCTATTAAAACTGGAATCTAAAAGTGAGAGCATTAACTCTGGTAGTAAATCTGGGGAGTTACTCCTCAGAATGTGGTATGATAATTTAAGACGATTTAAAAATCCGGCCATAAACGCCTCCTAAGTGTTATGGATATCCTGAGGAGAAGACCCGGCCGTTTGGGGTTAGTTCCCTTGTGGATAAATCAATTAAATTGTAGCATGGTGAGGCTGGATATCCGGTTGCCGTAAACCACGCCCATCTTTCTACGCGATAATCTGATCTGTAGAACTCGATAGCTTCTTTCGTTCGGTTTGAATCACAGGAAGAAAACTCTGTAACCCACACACTCGTTGGGTGACAGTCGAACTCGGCAATAGTTTCAAAAAAAGAATCTACCAAGACGTTTGGATCCAATTGAGTGTAGTCGTGTATAGCGCCAACGTCTGGACATCTTAGACCTAAATTACTAATCTCATTATAAAACCCTTTAAGCCATGGCCACCCGTTAAGATAGTCTATGTGGCTTGGTGTCGGTCCTATAATTCTGCAATTAGGACACATAGACAAAACAGCTTTGTAAATATAAGCTGCTTGCCTGGGAGACCGATCGCACTGCCATCCGTCAACGTCGCCACCTCGTAAATCTGGCTCATTTAAGAATAGTAAATCTCCAGAATATCCGGACGGAAGTTTCCCCAAAGCATCGAAATAACTGTATACCGTCGGCCACTTGTTGGCTGGATGTTGGTCGCACCAAAAGAATGGTACGTATTCAGCTCCGTTGTCTAAAGCGACTGGGGGCCATCGCAGCCCATAGTCGTAGTACCACTCAAGATGAAGTTTGTTAGCTTCGCCTTGTAGCAAAGACCCATACGCCTTTGCTATTCCTCGCTCTGGTGGTTTTACTTCCGATGCGATTGTTATTGGGAAATATAGATAGACCAACTCAGAAGTTGTATATAACACGGTGTCGTGTGTTTCTGAAATTTCTATATCTGGTGGTTGGTCGTTAAAACACGACATTAATAAAACACAAAAAACAATAACAACACTACGGGTGTACCGCATTGCTTCCAACCATTGTTACAGCCGGGGGAGTTACATTAGAAACGCCACCATACAGCGTACAATTGTACATTGGAAGAGCGTTCTCAACCGTTGCTGTAACAGATGCGATGCCTTTTATGTAACTATCCGTAATACGAAATGCCGTATTGTATGTTCTTGTTCCTACGATCGACAGACCGGCCGACTGACCTTCTAAAATTGCTTTGTGTAAGATAAGTTGTCGCATTTGTGAAATGTTTGAAATTAGAACAGCAGCTCCAGAACCGATATAAATACGCGAGCTGAGCACCTCGATTAAGGCGTACCCGGAAACAACTTCAATTCCACCAGTGACTGAGCTGTTATCAAAACATCGTAACTCAGTTCCAAACATACCAGTATCCGACACTATATAAATTTTTCCACAGTTGCTTTGGTTTTGCAATACGAGTTTGGACACGTTGTTTTGAGTTATACACGGATCATTTCCGCCCCAATACAAACTAGTGTGATTTAAAATAGCGACAGCGTTTCCAGCCAAAGCAAGAATCGGAGCGGTTGACGGAGCTAATCTAGAGATATTAACATGATCTAAAATTAATCTTTTCTGTGTAGATCCAGTATGCAAAATCGACTTACCGTCTGGTAAGATAATAGCTGGATCATTTGTCATTGTGTAATATCGATTAAATACTCTGTTCCCGACAAGTACAATATTTTTATCAATTACCAAATGATCGGTTTCGACGGTATTAGACATAATGTACAAAACACTATTGTCTGGTACAGCACTTAGAGCTTCGCCAATAGTTGTAAAGTCTCCATTGCCCTCTGATTCAACAACGTATGTGTTTTTATAGCTACTAAGGCTGCTGTTTGTGATTTTTGAGATTGTTCCGTCTGTATTTACAGACATCCAACTACCGTTTTCTTCATCATACCAAAGCCCTTGACGTCCTTTTGGTGGGATTTGAGGCTTATCATTGTTAATAATCTGTATTGTCATTTATCCTTCTCCTGTTGGGGGCCCAGGCAACTGGGGCGGTTTTGAAATGCGTTGGTACTCGGCCTGTGAGGCTAACAAAACCAACGTGAATAGACTGATGACGTAGTCGGTGGTCATAGGAACCGGAGAAATAGCACCAGTAACAATAAGCGTCGATGTGGCGATAAAAACCGAGACAGCAGCAACAAGCAACTGTGCTTTACGACCCGTCCAACCCAAAAGTCCTTTGAGCCAATTAACAAGCGGAACCGTAGCTACACCACCGACAAGCGTTAGCACAACACTTAGAAATTTAACTAATGTTGGCCATTCAAAATTGATTTCCATAGTTTCTCCTATTTAAAGAGTTCTTGATACTTTACGTAAACGACATACGCATCCAATAGAGCCGCTACAGGATCTATCTTATGCTCGTACCGTCTCTTGTAAAGCTTACTGTTTCCATTATTATCTACGAGAACCATACAGTTACCCATAGCAAATGAAAATATAGATTCGTCAAATACCAGTTTTCGTTGACTAGACAGTTTTTTAATCTCGCCTAACGGCACACTTTCCGTCCGTACGCCTTGGCGAACTACCTCGATTCCGAAAGTGCCATTGTATATCTTCCAGAGCTCCACAAATCTATCCGCATTATACGGGTCATAACCAAAACATTCAACGTTATAACGTCTTTTCTCAATTATTTCTAGTAGGACATTAAACACGTCTTCCATGTTCAATACTGTGGTGTTTGGCATAACTATTAATGAGTCTTCTTTCAAAAACTCATCGTATTTCTTTCGCATAGCAGGCGGAAGATTTAAAAGTGTTCTTTCTGAAATAAAACTCAAAGACTTTATTCCGAAGTATTCGTCTTGAAGTGGAAATAGAAAAGTAAAAGAACAGAAGTCGTCGCCTTGAGAAAGGTCCGCTCCGAGAGCACACGACATATTAGAGTATGTGGATAATGTTTTTCTCGGTAAGGTCTCTTCCCATGTGAAGAAGTACGTATACCCCTCCATGGGAATCCCAAATCGTTTTGCTAAAATATCATTTCTAGTAGATGGTGCCGCTTCGGCTCTTTTTACATCTCGTTCATAAGATTCGTACGAGACTGTAATGCCTAAATTAGGTTGTGCTTTAAGCCACATTCTAGGATTGGCAACTTCCTCTATAGAGTCTAGTTGATAGTGCCAAATAGATGTGTGCGGATCTTGGTACTCGCCAGATAATATCTTAGCGAGCTCGAACTTTATCTCATCTCCGGCGCCATTACGTACTGTACCTTCTGAAGACGTAGCAATTATTATGTAGTCTTCTTGTTTTGAAGCGCCTTGTTCTATAGCACCCACGACGTCTTCTCTTGTGTCGCCAGATAGCCATTCATCTATCGTGGTTATGAACGGTCTTAACCCTTGAACTTTATGAATTGTCATTGGGCGGATTTCTAATCTCGACCCAGTTATGAAATTCTCAATTCCGTTCTTAGTTGGGGTCAACATAGCAACATTTGTTCTGGAGATGGACGTGCCTTTGTAACCGCTCACTACACTAGTTAAAAATGATAGAAGCGGGCCAGGGTGTCGTATGATTGCGGTTCTGATTGGCGACAGCACTTCTTCTGACTGTTTCATCGTCGGCGCAAGAGTTACTTGATGTGTCGTGTCTGGATTTACTACTAAGTAATATGCCTGAACAAACGAGTCGAACATAGATTTTGCAGCACCACGAGCTACTATAAGAAACAATTTTTTCGTTAAGCGCTTTAAAACTCTAACTTCCTTAAACTCTCCGTCAACATAAACTGATCTTGTTGTGATATACCACCAACCAAATAGATCCTCAGCCCAGAGTTTAAAAGATTCTAACATGACAATAGGAGAGCCGTCTGTTTGTGTCATCTCCTTCTCACAAAATCTTATAAATGCCTCTACAGGTCTAGGATCATACCAATATCTAGGGTCCCGAATCCTATCATCAATTCGATTCATCTGCAAAGATATTGTCTGGCAAACGGGGATCTTTCCGCTAAGCACATCCTTTCTAAATTCCCCGTAATAACGCGGAACTTCAGTGTTAGATGGATAGCGTCGACTTTTCATTTTAACTTCGATTGGTTGCCGCGGTAAACGCGCTATCCAAAGCCTTAGTCAGAATGGCCGAAACCTTGTTTTGGACATAGTTATTAACCGTTTGTGTAGCGCTTTTTGTAACGGAGTCCACTATATTTTGGGCCACTTTGTCTGCCAAACTCATATTCGCTTTCTTTTGCTCTGATGTTAATCGTTTAAAATCCTTTTCTAGATTCATACGATTAACACGTGCTTTGAGTTCCTTGTCGCTCATCTCTGATGCTTTTTTAGGTGTCGGTTTTCCCATCGACTTACCACCGTCTTGAGTTCGGACTCCCCAGCGCATCCCTTTCTTACCGTACATCTTTACGACGTCGGTTGTTGGCAAATTAAAGCCTGTATAAATTAATGAAGGCATATTACACCACCTCTTCTGGTACACCATCTGTAAAATATAAAATTCTACTTACAAGATTTGATAATGTCGATTCCACCATTGTAGAAATTGATTGATTACTTGGAGGATCGAAACCGAAACGAACCTTCAGCTTTAGGTAGTGACGAACCGAGGCTTCAAGTACGATGTTTTGCATGTCTGGGTATTCCGTATTAGCATCAACATAAGTGTCTTGAAAATCCGATACGCCAAGCAAAACCAAAGTGGACACGGTGTCATTTATAATTGTCAAAAGCTCGTTGTCAAAACCAGTAAATGTTTCTTGTATTCCACAGTATTCTTTAACGTCGTCTAAAATTTTCACCATAAGCGAGTATCTCCCTGGTATCGTTCTGAAGGCGCTACCACGCTAGTGCCCTCAACACCGTAGTGAATTATTTGGTGTGTTCTGTGCGATACTGTAATTAAAAATTCTGGATCTAAATAGATATCAGGATGTCTTAACAGTCCAATAGGAGTTATTGGGTTCATATGATGAACTATAATCCTACCAGAAATTTCTACCAGTCCAAGATCTAACCCATAATCTCTAACTATTACATTCTTTCTGGTTCTAAGCCAATCAGAAGATTTATAGAATTTTTGTAGAGAGGTTCTAAAGTGATTTGTTTGTTCAAAGAGACCATCATCAAGTTTAAGATAGTTTAACCGCTCTTCAAAAGTATTAAACTGTAAGAGTTTAGTATATGTCATCATCTTGTTTGAATGAATAACTTTTAAGAGCTTCAATTACTTCTTGAACACTTGCCTCTTGCTTGGCTCTGTTTTGTTCAGAAGCGATCTTAGCCTTAGTAAGTTCTATGTCTAACTCTAGTTTTCTAATTAGAGCCTCTTCTTTTCTAGTTTGTAGTTGTAAAAAGTGGGTTTTTAATTGAGAAGGTACTGGTACTCCCTCCTCAAGATCTTTCAAGATGCTCTCCTTTGTTAAAGCTATAATTTTATTGTCTAACGCCTCATCGGTAAGAGGCGGTGTGTTACGTTTTCTTTGTGACATTGCCTCCTCCAGAGGTCTGAAGTGCAGTAATAGGCATTCCACGGTGGCTTGGCTGGTAGAATCGACACAAATAGAGGCGCTAAAGGAGATCGAAAACACTTCTACATGTGTTTAGTCACCTAATCCACGGAGGAGGATGGACTTTGGAATGCCTACTACCACACTTCAGGTTTGTTTTTACCCATTTT